ACTTTTTAATTAAGTTAATAGCCGTTTCTACGTTAACATAAGCTCTAGTACCTCTTATATACTCTCATTTTGATGTCTTACATCACGAGCCAGTATGATACCTTACTCTTAAGTCTTTAGTTATTATAAACTCTTTCGTGTGATACATATTCTTGAACTCAAATCAATCATTGAGGGCTTCTTTTATATATTCACATACTTTTATTTTGTTCATAATATTTTATATTATAGAATAAATTTATCTTCTATCTACGTCAAAACATAAGTTAAATTGGTCTATTGACACTTCTAAGGTGTCTCAAATATGATTTAAATATACTTTATCTTCAGTTACATATTTTATTTCATACATCCCTGCGCGTATTGTTCTTTCTCAATTCTTCTTGTTATCTTCAATAATATTAGTTATACAACGAATTTTACATGTTGCGTTCATGTGCAATAGAGTTAAGGCTAAAAGTTAAGTAACCAACTTAACGTAAAGCATTATATTCTTTTTACAACTCCTGTCAAGACTTTTTTAAAAGAAAGTTATTAAGCACTAAAAAAACTGGTTATTAACCAGCTTAATTAGCAACGTTCTCCTGCGTCAGCTTGTATCAGAGGCTTGGAAAATCTACATAAAGAGTATATTTATTTATTTTAATGTGTCAAATAAAAAACACACGGTTTTAAGGTGTGTTCTTCTGTTGAATAATTGAATATCAATTACTTAACTTTTAGCTAGGTTAGTATATTTATAATAGTGATTATGTCAAATTTTATACGAAACAATAGAATGTTCTGTAACAAATATGTTCTATAAATTCATCAAAATCAGAAATTTCATATAGATTATTGTCATTATTAGGATTCCCGTCTTGGTTTCTATCCCGATAATTGTCATATATAAGATGCTTACCATCTCTACGGATTATATTAGTACCATGTCTAACTGTTATTTTATCGTTAGCATAATGAATAAAATCCTTGTATCTATTTATAATTCAGTCATCAGTTCTATCTTCAATAAACTCATGTCAATATTTAACTCATATTCAAATCATATAACCATTGTTGTACAATTCTTTTAATTGCTTCATATCTTCAGGTATATCTTTCCTTAATTTTAAACAATTAGCTCAAATTCTCTTTCTTACAAACTCATTATTGTCTGCAAGACTTCAGCCTGATCTAACTCATAGTAATTTTGAGTTTATAGACTCTTTTACTCATGCTTCCATCCAAGACTCATTAGAATCTTTAACTCTCTTGTCAGCTCAAATATTGTAGCGATAATTTATATATGCCCTATATTGTGAGCAAGCCCGTCTAGTTAGAGTCTTGTCTCATTGGTTTATATGAAGAAATTTTTGAACTTTATTATATACTGTTTTAAGTTCCATAATATTATAGTTAAGCTATATTAGTTTTCTTTCTTGTTAGGTATCTCTTTTTTTTACTAGGTAGTGTTGTTTTCTTTTGGTTTATATTAGGAGAATTTCTCTTAATAGTTATCTTTCTTGGCTTTAGCTTTCTTTTAACCATCTTTATTTATATTATTAATTAGTTTGTTTCTATACCGATTATGTCTATATCTAATTGTCGTGCTATTTTAGCTGTGAAACACAGATTAGTTATTCACACTCACATAACTGCTAAAAAAGCTAGCGCAATTAGAATTTTTGCCTTAGTACTCATATTATTCCATAATTATTTTAAAAATGTAAGGTATGGCCATTCATATTATTATCGCAGCTCAAGTCCACGCAGTTGTTTTTAACATTATTTTTTTGACTTCTTTTTCTAGTACTCCAATTTTTTCTTCAGAAACCTTTTGTCTTTCATCAAGTCTTATTACATTTTCGTCTAAGGTTACTGCTTTAGTTAAAGTTTTGCTAATATTATTTAGATCAGAATGGATAGAGGCCATTAATATCTCTATCTTTTGACTTTTCTCCTCTAGGTTATCTACCCTATGCTCAATATCTGACATAATTGTTTATTAATATATAAATGTAGTGTTTGTTTTATTATATCTTATTTATTTTTATTTTCAAGTTTTATATCTGGTTCAGTTCTATCTATCTTATATCCTTTGTCTATTAAGATATTAAAAATAGCTGTAGGACTAGGTAATTTAGTAGTTTCTTTAAGTATTCACGCATGAATTAAAAGTTGATAAACTAGCTCGCTACAATACCATCTGTTTGGATCATGTTCTACTTTCGTAAAGATGTAACTTAATATTCATGGGAAGTCGTAAGCTTTTCAAACTTGCTTTTCTAGCCATTCAATCTCAAATTTTCAAGGAATAACCATAATATCTACTATTGTTTGTCTTTTATGGTAATGACTCCAATGTCAAACTTTTAATATTTTACTATTAATAATTCATTGATTCCACCGAGCTTCGTAATAATTTGGTCAAACCTGTATTCCCACATGAGAGTAAGGCTTACCACTAAATTTCATAATTATTTGTGCTATAAGTCATTTTCATCTGAAAAAAACTATTTCAGCTTTATTGTATACTTTATTCATAAATTCTATAATTATTAGTAAATTCATTTATTGCAACCACTTGTTCATCACTTAATTGTATTCAGAATAGAATTCATAAAATGAAAAATACAAATCGGAATACAAATAGTATAAAAAATAATGTAAAGACTGTTTTTAAGCGTCCTGTTTTCATTTTAATTCACTCTAAGGAATAAACATACTCTATTGCTTCAAAACACGTGATTCCGTTCATTTTTAAGCCTTTATACTTCATAAAATCAATATAAGGTACTGTCTTTTCTGAAACTATCTCATTAAAAGTAGTTAACCATTCTTTTTTAGTGATAATACTAAATTTTCATTTACCTAGTGGTTCTTCCATAATATAACTAAGAACAAGGTCGTCATGTAATAAAACAGAGTGGCTTATTCCTAGTTTAGAATAGTTAGAGTCTCAAAGTGTATTAATTAATTTCATGGCATTGAAGGATCATCAATAGGTCTATTATCCGTGAATATAAAGTCACTAACTGAAACATAGGGTATTCACATTCATGGTCAAAGTTCAGCAAGTAAAGTATTGGCTTCAGACTCAGTTACGAATGTAAATTCAAAAGCTTTGTCTAATTTTTGAAAATAGTCTATACTTTCTTGTGTACAATCATCAGGGTATTCAACTAAAGAAATAAATCTTCAGTCAGATATACAAAAAGATGTTTCAGTAAATGTAGCTACTCAGTCAGTTTCAATATTTACTCTATCGTTTGTATTAGGGTCTTGATAACAATTATCATTAGCTTTTTTTCTTTTCCAAGTTACGATTTGTTTAGTCATATTTTTTTATTAGTAAGATAAACCCGGTCATCAATTATATAAATCGCTCCAATCTTGTGCTGATAATACAGAATTCTTAGCAAAGAAGAATTCATCTCAATCTCATTCAAAGAAATTAGTCAATGCTTTTCATATTCTTAATGGAATATTATTTAATGTAGGATTTCAAGCAGTAGTTACACTTCAATCAGCAGAACCATTTATATAACATTGTAAAAGCTTACTAGTATTATTATAACTAAATCAAACGTGATACCAAGTTCAAGTTGTAAGAGTTGCAGTAGGTGCTGAATTAGTATAATATGTACCAGAATTAGCATAGAAGTCAATTCTAAATTTACCATTTGTATTAACTAACATCATCCAACCATCAGCTCAAGAATCTCTTTTTGACATAAACCTTGTGTCTGTAGAGCTTCAAAGAGTATCTAGATTAATCCACCCTCAAGTGCTAAAATCTCAAGGAGTATCAAAACTAGAATCATCTAGTTCTACATAATCATTAGTTGTAAAACTATATCCTCAATTAATTTTAGCGGGTGTAAAGAAACTAGCTCAGAAAATAGTTCAATCTACTCAAGTAGTTGGTACTGAATCAGGGAAAGTTCAATCCGAATCCATTTTCCGATAATTAGTAATCTTACTAGATAGTGAAGTATTCCCCCCGAAAGGGGGAATTACTGAAGAATAGTTTATTATTCATATATTAAACATATTATATTAGGTTACCATATAAATTCCAAGAGTCAGTTCAGACTTTCATTAATGTTAATCAAACTCATTGACCATTACTTGTTTTATTACTATCAAGTGAATTAATAGTTACTCAAGCTCCTGCGACTGTTACAGCTCAAGCACCATCTTGACTTAGATCAACTTGTGTTCCTATTGGAAAAGCTACTGAAGCATTAGTCGGAATTGTAAGGGTAATTGCAGCAGCATTTGTTAATGTAACTAGTTTACTTTGATCTGTTAATACTAAAGTATAAGTAGTTCAAGTTTGTGCGTTTATTAGAGTTTCTGCTGGGATGTCATCTAATAAAGCTATTGTTCAACTCTTATCTGGAACTGTTAAAGTTCTAGTTGTTCCTGTTGTTACTCAAGATAATTCAAATGCAAGTTTTTTAGTGTCATCTCAATTGTCAAAAACAGTAAAGTTAGCATCATTAAAATCTGTTATTGCAGCAGCTCAACTTCAAGAAGCACTTCCTCATGGAAGAACTCATCTTAAATCAATGAAATTAACTCAGAATCCTAAGGCTTCATTTGTAAAACTTCAACCTCATCATGCTGCGTATTTTAGCACAAATGCACACACCAATACTGGGGTGTCAAATCATTTTGGGAAACTTGTATTACTTAATCCGTCAACATCATTGAACGCATCTGAAGCATTACCATAACTTCAATTAGGCTTTAATAGATATACCTTATCATTTAATCAGCTATCGTAGTTTTTACTAACTCACATAACTATTTGATAATATTTATTACTCAAGCTAGCTCATGTAGCATCTGTAATAATTGAATTTAAATCTGTAATTTTAGTATAAGGAGTTGTTTCATCGTTTATTATGTAAGCTCAATCTACTGAAAGTGTTTTAGCTATTACATCTTGATTAAACATTTGTTTAACTACTCATGTAGCAATAGTAAAATCTACAGACTCAGGACTTGGTCAGGTATCTATTGTAAGATTAGGAGTAAGTCAACTTTCGTAAGTAGTTCATCCAAGCTCTCTTATTCTATTAATAGCTGTTGTTATTATTCATTGTCAGTCCACTACTGTAGCGTTGTTGAATCTTCTAAATGTTAATTCTTTTTCTGTGTTGGTAATTGTTGCATCCAATACATTTACTGTACCTAGAATAGCTACCGTTCAAGTAGGAGCAGAAGTTGCAGTTTGTAATACTGCTATTGATCCACTTAATCATACATAAATCCAGTTTTTCACTGGCACTGTAGCAGTTCAGGCTGTTAAACTAGCTCTAGCTCTACCTCAAATACCTGCTCATGTAGCACAATCAAGTATGTAATTTTTACTTCATATTTGTACTGGTAAATCTCCTCCTCAATCTTTTTCTACATCTACATATATAATTCCTCAATCTACATATATTACTAGATCTTGTGACTCAACTGCTGTTCACTCAATAGTATAATTAAATGGATCAGTTTCAGTATTTACTCATAAAACACCATTAGTCGCATCAGAATATACTGTAGATCAAATTATGTAGGCTCTTCATGGATATGTAGGTCTTGATGTTGTAAATGCTCAATTTTCTCCTAGGTATAGAACATTTCAAACAGCAACTGAAGTTGTGTCAATTCATTCTACAACTCATTTTTGTACAAATTCTACCAAACCTCAATCATTAGTAGTGTTACCTGCAACTCAAAGTACCCAGTTTTGATTATATGTTCTATTATCAGCAACTCAAACTTCAAAATTAACATCTCATACATCTACTCAAGATACATATATTACTTTACCTTTTAGTATTTCTCAACCAGTATTATTTAAGAATTTACTAGATAGAGTCCTTCATAGTTCAAGTCTAAACTCGTTAGCTAATCAAAATTGTAGATTATTTATAGAGTTTTGGAATAGTTTATCCGTATTAGTTGCTGGAGTTTGTCCAGTTGGGTATTCAGTAGATATAAACTCAGGAGTTCAGGTTGTAGTAACGTCTTGATTAATAAACGTATGGTCACTTCAATTAGAAGTCCTATGAGTAGTATTATCATCAAGATTCGTTTTATCTGTAGCTGTTAATATCTTATTCGTAATTCATTCTACCATGTTATCCATATCGAAAGCATCTCAGCTTACATTAGTTGGATCATAAGTAGATTTGTTCATATCTCAACCTCAAGGGATAACTGCCCATCCTCGGTCTTTTCTTCAATATGTAGATCAATCTCCTGGAGCTTCTTCTGTTTTACCATCTAGTGCAGTTTGTGTACTATCTGATATAGGTAAGTCTGCTATATCAAATTTCTTAGTCTCTCCTCATTGAACCATTACTCATAGGTCAGTTCAAGTTGGAGTTCAGCTATTAAGAGCTGATATTTTACTGTCTGCCATTCTTTATTTTTTAAGAAATAATAGGTCTTGGAGTCCATGATGTTTCAATATCATAACTACCTTCTAATAATATTTTATCTCAAGTTTCTAATAGTAAGAAGTCTCAAGTTTCCATAAGTAAGAATTCAGGGTCTTGTCTAGCTTCCCAGTCAGTAGTTACTCAGGTTCTTTCTGTCCATGTTGTCATACTTGGATATTAAGTAGTAAACATAAGTATTTTACTTATTTTTTGTAATAATCAAATATAAAAGAATAGCCGTAGCTACTCCCTTATTTTTTCTTAGTTTTTAATTTCTTAGACTTATTATTATTATTCGTAGAGGGATTGTCCACTCTCTTAGTGTTAGCACTATTATCGCTCAAGCTAGAGCTCTTAGTATTAGGGATTTCATTTTTTACTTGTTTTCTTAAATTACTAAGTATATCCTTGTCTTTTACCGTAAGAAGCTTTTTATTCTTAATTTTATTATTTATTTTTTTAAGATTTTGTAATCCTTCCTCGGATAAATTATTTAGAACTTTAATTATTGCCTTTCTTCTAAATCAAGTTAAGGCTCATTCAAGTAGCTTTCAAGCAGCACCTCATAAGATAGCACCTATAACGTGTCAAAATAATGGAACTATAGCTCATCATGCAGTTGCTCATGCAAGAACTCAACCTACTCCAGTAAATTTATCTAAACGACCCCTATTTTGCATAGCTCTATGTAAAGATCATAGATTATCTATAGCTTCTATTCTTTGTCCTATACCAGGAGTAGCTTCTTCTAATCTATTAAGTAAAGGTCTTCTATTAGGTTTATTTATATTTGATATTATACTTTCATAATTAGACCTGAGTTCTCCTTTTTTTGGTCAAGACCTGTATACTAAATCATCTGTTGCATCTTTAAGCTCCATAAGTTTATCAGCATATTTCTTGTCTAATCCCCTTAGTCAAGGAATATCATTTTTAGCCTTTATATCTAGTATTTTTCTTAATTCCCTCATTACTCTTTGTCACTTTCAAGTAGTTGCTTGGTCAAATCAAGCTAAATTACTCATAGTTTTTCTAAATTGTAATACTTCTGCTGGTGTTAAATGTCATTTTGCTGTATCTGCTACTATATCTCAGTATATTTGATTAAATTTAGTTATATCTGCAGGGTTTAATTCTCATGCTTTACTTCATGCAACTCTGGTAATAGTTCAATTATCTATCTTCATTCAGTTTTTCCCTAAAATATTGTCGAATGAGTCCAAGAAATTATCCATTTTAACAGGAACAGTGCTTTTCCTTATATCATTATAATATTTACCACTTTCTGACAGCTCATTATCTAGTTTATTAATAGTTCCTCTTACATCTTGAGATACTTGTTCAACTCTATTAGCCTTATAACCCTTTATATCTCGTAATCACTCAGCTCATTCCATTTGTTTGTTCATTCTAGTGAACTCATCTATTTGATATGGATTAGATTTGAATCACTTAACTTGTTCTTTAGTTAATCCTGTCTCTATTTCTTTTGTTAAATCCACTACATCATCAAATTGTTTTTGTGCTGCAGTAGTTATCTCTTCTTTTCATTTAATAATTTTTTTTCATAAATCATCAGCCTTTTCAGTTAAATCTAAGGTTATCTTTTTACCAGCAGTAACTATGTCATCTGCTTTCTTTACTACCTGCTCTCATACCTCTCAAACAACATCTTTTCATATATCTGCTAATACCTTTGTTCACTTTTTAGCTCATCAAGCCGTTGCAATTTCAAGTATAGGCTCTGCTAATTCCTCTATATATTCTGCAATAACAGCAAACTTAGGATCCTCCTCTTTCTCTTTTGCCCACAATGCTTTTTCTTCTGCGGCTAAGGATTTAAAGGCTTCAACATCTTGCGTTATCTTGTCTTTCACTCCAGGAATTTTCATCGCCTCGTTGTATATATTAGCTATAGTTTTTTTATTATCTTCTTTTTGTTTATCAGTAGCTAAAGAAGATATTCATCTCATAAATGCATCTCATAATATTTGGACTCACGAGTTTAATACTGAAGATGCTACAAAAGCTTTGTCGTCTTGTGCTATAGTTCATCTTTGTTGTGCCTCAAAGACTCTTTGTTGTCTATTAGTTTCTCTATTAAATATATCTCAAAGTATACCTTGTGCTTCCTCAGGTCTTCAAGTTTTAATTCTATGAATATCAGATCCTAAAGTTTCAGCACCTTTTAGTACGTTTTTTCAAAAAGTTCATATTGTTCTAGGAATTAATGAAAATCATTCTCAAAAAGTAGGGGGAGTAGATTTAGTTGGAATATCATCAAATAGATTAATTTTTCAAGGAGTTTGTGCAACATCTCCTGTTGCACTTATTAAATTAGTTTTATTTTGTAATATAAGTTTTTTTGCTCTAGTTGGATTAATTCCTTTACCAACTAATGTTTTGAACTTTTGTATATCTTGGTCATTAAATTCTCACATATATTATTGGTTAAGGAAATTAAGTATATCTTCATCAGAAGCATCAGCTCATATTGTAGTAGTGCCATCTCAACCGATACTAATTCACTTATTTCTTAGTGTGGCTTTAGTATTATCAAGTACAGTTTGTTTTGCACCTCTCATTAATTTAACCTCATTAGTGAAAAATCATTTGAATGGGTTTTTCCCTGCTGTAATACTTGGAATCACATCTTCCATTAACTCTAAATCTGGTCAATTCAATACTCATAAATTAAATAATTCCTTTGCTTGTAGTAGCGCATTTTTATGCTCTTGTTCTATTAACCTTTTTGTTGTTCACGGTAAAGTTTTAGTTCAATATTTTTCAGCATATCATATTAATTTATCCATAGATTGGTTAAATGCTCCAAATACATCAATATCAGTTGATAGCTTTTTCCTATCAGCACTTGATAATGCATTAAATGCTTCTTTATTTGATATGTTAAATCATTTTTCTTTAAATATTTGTGCTGCGTTAGCATTATATCATTCATTAGCGTCTTTTACAAATCTTTCATATTCAGGAGTTCCAAATTTCATTCCTGTGGGGATCTTATCATCTTCTATAAAGGCTCTGTATTGTGGAAGTTTATTCTTATCATATCATCCAGTTATTGTGATTTCTTCAGAAGCCGTATAATCATTAGGATTTAACCATTCATTATTAGTGCCTCTTACTCTATAATCTAAATGAGGTCAAGTACTGAATCAACTACTACCTGATAATGCTATAACGTCTCATTTTGCCACTGTATCTCATTCACTTAATATTCATTCACTTAAATGGTTATACATATGTCTATTACCTTGTTTATCTGTTACAATCGCTTGTAATCAATAATCTCAAGCTTCTTTAATACTTGTAACTGTTCAATTAACAAAAGATTTAACATCAGTTCATACTGGCATAGCATAATCTACTCAAGGAGTTCATACCTGACCATCTGCTAATCTTACATTATCTATAGCATTAGGAGAAGTTGCGCCATAATCTTGAGTCACTCTATATTGATCCATAGAAGTATCTTTAGAAGTAGTCCTTGTTTGACCTGTTGTAGTATTATATAATGTATTATCATCTAATTTAGTCCATTTACTTGTTCAACTAGCACTTGAGGCCAATCCTGTATCGTAACTTTTAATAATTTCTCAAGTTTGAGTATTTACTAAGGCAGTTTTACCAGTAGCAGGGTCTTTCAAGAATGAGGTTGCAATTCATTGATTTTCTCGCGCTAATTTATCTTGTGCTTTATTATATTCAAATTGTTCTTTTTGGAAATCAAAAGCTCTATCTTGACTAGCTAATTGTAACCCTTCTTGTCTTAATGTTTCTTGCCTACCTGCTTCTTGTTGGAATAAGTTATAATTAGTAGTGAATAACTCAGTTGAATCAGCTTTTAATTGAGTAAGTGTACCTACTGCATTATTCGCTTGTGTAATAGCTAGATTTAAAGGTCATAATATAGCTTTCTTCCTATTATATACAAGTTGTTTCATGGCAGCAGTTCACGCAGCCGTTCATTTCAACTCTTCTTTAACTTGGTCTTCAACAGCATCGTATTCAGCTTGTAATTCAGCTACTTTATCTTTTTTATCTTGTACCTCTTGATATTTAGCTGTAATTTCTGGAGTATTTGTCATTGCATTATATTCAGCTCTGCTTATAGATCAATCAGATAATGCAGTTCATAATGTTACTTCCTGTCAATCAACTACTACTTTATTACTATTTCATATTTCAGTAGAAACCGTCTCAAATACAACTTCTTCATTAATTGAGCCTTCTCACTTAATAGTATTTAGTTCAGTTAGTTTTTTAATCCTCTCTGATTGTAATGGGTCTCACATCAAATCACTATATGCTTGAGTTCATGGTAATAGTATTCCTTGTCATAGTGCTGATTGTAATTGACTATCATTTAATCTCTCATAAGCTTTATATTGATCCACTCTACCTTGTAACTTCTCATAATTAGGATTAGTTTTATCTACTCATACTAATAATGCTTGTTTAAATGTAGTTTCTCAAGTCTCTCAGACTTTACCTAAACTAACTTTAACAGGGTTACCTTGTTCATTAATACTCCATTCAAACTTTTCATCTCAAATAGTAGCAGTAACTTTTCAATTCTTAACCTCAGCGATAGTTCCATATCTATCTTCTACAAATTGGTCTAAGTTTTCTAATCAACCTCATCTTTGTTTGAATTCATCGATGTTATCAATTTTATTGAACGTTTGACCTTCAGTTGTTTCAGTTTTTGTAGTTTCTTCTATTTTAGTATCAACTACTGGCTCAGTTACATCAGTTTTAACTGGTTCTTCCGTTTTTGTTGCATCTAGAGCAGCTTTAGCATCTTGTTCATTTTTATAATCTGTAATAGATATTCAATATTTTTCTTTGTAAGCATCGTTAACTGCTCAAATATTTTCTTCTGTTATTTCTCAACTTTTTATTCTATCTGTAAATCTAGCTCAAGCCTCAGATGCTTCCTTTCGTATAAAAGGTTTAGTAGATTCTAAAGGTTGTTTTTCAGCCATTTCCATTAGTTCTTGTTTTGGTTGAAGTGGTTGAGTTATCTCTGCTATTCGCTCATCCTTAGTTTTAGGTATAGGTGTTGCCATAAATTTTTATTAATTAGTAATACTTATATTATAATGTTTTTTTCGTAAAATCAAATAAAAGGTTAGATAGTTCTAACCTTTTAAGAATATGCTGTCATTATTATTTTTATATCTATATCGCTGTTTATATATGTAAGCTCTATTCAGCCAGCTATGAAGTCATCAAAGTTAGCCCTAGTTATATTTCCTGAATTATAAACAGCTATAGCTCTTGTGCTTATATCGTTACTGTCTCCATCCCCTATTCTAAATCAAGCAGGAGTTCAGTTTTCTAATATAGAAACGTCAGAAAAGGCAGCAGGAGTTGTAACAGCAGTAGGAACAGCTTTTATTAATACTTCTCTAGGAATAAAACCAAAGCCTGTATATTGTACTGTTTCAAGTCATCAAGAAGCAAGTTTACTAAAGGTTAGTGTTTTAACTCAACCTCAAGCAGTTAGCTCAACCTCTCTACCTATTTTTAGTCTTTGTTTAACTTGTCAAGGTTTATATGTATCAGTCCAGTAGTTTAGATCATCTCGTTTAATCTCCATTCAACCCTTATTAGTATCATCAAAAGTTAATCATTTATCTTCTTTTATTTTCATACGTTTTGATTACCAAATAAATCTATTCAATAAAACCTTCACTCTGCATCTCAAGTATGTGGGAACTCTACCTTAAATCTAATTGTATTAAATAAACCAATTGGGTTTAAAAACATTTGTTTATTAATCTTCAATCAATGATTACTAGAAGTTATAGAATTGTTATTTCCTTCCCAAATCTTAGCCCATGTTCAACTTTCATCTAGTTGGAAGTATAGAATTATATTATTAGTAGTGAGTCCAGAGAATTTTAATATAAGATTTTCTATTGATTTCTCATATTGTATATTATCTCACACAAATACTAGGCTTTCTAAGAAAGAATTAGTCGCTTGTGATTCGGGGGTTCATGTACTAGTATATAATTTAGTAGCCCTAGAATAATATATTCATGATGAAGAATAATTAAATACTTGCTTACCATCTATACCATCGTCTATATCAGTTGTATCTATAGAGTATATAGGATTAATCCCTTCTGAATATCATGGAAGAGTACCATATTGAGCTAATGCTATTCAATCAGAAGAATCATAGTTTAAATATATTTGGTCTTCGTATGCCCCTAACAAATTATCTATTCTACTACCTAGTTTTCAATCAAATATCTTTTGGTATTGTACTCCTGCAAATTTATATAAATCATTCTCGGCTGAAGCATAATCATAAGCTCATTTATTTATAACTGAGTTTATTGCAATTCATTCTAAATTTACACTTGTTTCAAGAGTAGAAGATGATCAGTCCCAAATATGTAACCTAGATGCTGTTAATCAAATAGCTGTATAAATTCTATACTGTCATTGAAACTGTGTAATTCATATAACATTCTCGTTATAAGGGAATTCTATTAGATTAGTTACGACCTCATTGTTATCTATCTGAAGGATGCTATTATAATGTGAAAATATTATTCTATATCACTCTTCTACTATTTGCATTCAATCTAAAGGAGCAGAGGTACTATTTCAAGTATCAGAGGTATAGGTTAAATATCTATCATCAAAGGTACTTCAATCTAAATTACTCCTATGGATATATTTAGTAACTGTACTTGGTGCTGTATCTTGGAAATAGTATAACTTTTGATCTCATCAAACTGTAGTCATGTGAGCCATTCTTTTCCCTCAATCTGAAGCAGTAGCTTTTAATACAGAAGTTTCTCACTCTTCTCGTAAATATATTTCTTTATTAGAAAGCCATACTATCTCTTGATCTCAACCTCAAGCCTTCTGAACGTTATATAATCATCTAATGCTCGATCCAAACGTATCTATAAGGTTATTATTGTCAGTAGGTCTTACATCATATCTTCTTGTGTCTACTCAATATCAAGAAAAATATCTACCTGTTTGTCATTGGTATTTTTGGTCATTCACTCATCAAGTGAAGTTATTCCATTGTATTATTAAAGGACTTGATGCCATAATATTATTTTAAATAATTAATGTTTGGTATATCTCTTTGAACTGGAGCTTGTATTCTACCACTTAATGCGTTACATACTTTTAGTATACCTACCTCAAATTTAGCTCTAGCCTCTTGTGCTTCAGGTATTCTTAATTGACTCTCTAACCATCTACTTTTTAATCAATACATTAGTACTTTAGTATATTGATCTGGTAATGTATCAACATCAGCTCCTAATAGTTTTTTAGGATATAATATACCATAAATCTTTAATGTAGTTATCTCTTTAGGTGCTGGGTATATGAATAGTGAATTATCTTGCACTAAATAGAAAGGATTTATAGTATCATCGTAACTTTCTAAATCATAATCAAGGTTCTCAAGTGTTTTTGGATAAATTGGAGTCAAAGCATCATCGGTAGAGTTAAGCTCCCAACTAATTCACTTTACTTTTTGCAATCAGTCTTGATTTGCATCTCTTACAGGGAATAAATACTCATTTTGGTCTACCACAGTAGATGTAGTTATACTATTATAGAAGTAATCCTCTTTTTCCTCTATTATAGCATCAATTAACTCATCTCTTGAGTCATTGTAATAGCGAGTTCATACAATATCAGGTAGTTGTAATATATCACAAGCCATATCTATACGGAAGTCTGCTAGTTCTGTTATTATTGTCATTTGTTATTTATTAGGTTATATTGTTCAGTCACAGCCTTTCTAACTTGTTTTAGTACACACTCATAGTATTTATCATCATAGTCTTTTACAAGTATCTTTTGAAACTTCTTACTCTTATGTGTGTATATTAATTCAAGTACTGTTGTTTCAGTTCAGTCTGGCATTGTACATTGTTTAACTTCTTTCTTTCTTACTTTCATATCTTCATTGGTCAGGGAATAAACTCTCTAGTAATGCTTTAAATTCTTCAGATACAATCAAGCAATCAAGGTTTGACAAGAATGTAGGTAATTCTTCAGGGATTTCTTCTAAATTTCTTATCTTAAAGTCTTTTAGATATTCTCATACTATTCAATAATGATTGCAATACAAATTTCTTAATAAATATCATTGGGTCATATCGTATTTAGTCTGCAATGCTAAGAATTTAACTTTATTATAAACAATAGGAGTGTGTAGACTAAAGTCCTTTCATCTAGGGAATAACTGAAATGTTTTATATAAGTTATTTATATAGCTTCCACGTTGTAACCTATCTCTTTTCTCCAAATAGTGATCCATTATAGATCATTGATTGTAATATTTTATTTCTGTTTCTTTAGTTATATAGAAGTCGTCATTCATTAATATGAAATCATCACTTATATTTTTATAATTACAAGCTATATTTATTTTATGCAAGGCATTTAAACTCTTTATTTTATAAGGGTCTTCAGCAGAGATATGAATAACATTCTCTACCCATTCAGGCTTATATCAAATAATGTATACCTTATCATGTTCTATATTTTTTAAACTTCTCAAAGAGTATCTTAATTCTAAGCAATTATCTGCTCATTCTCTTAATATGTATACTATGTCCATGAATTTTGAAGTTAGTTGTAATATATATATTATATTCAAAAACTATTAAAAGTAAAAAAAAAGAGATAAATTAATATCTCTTTCAATTATGTATCAATTATGATGCAGTTCCTTGTGTAGTATATAACACAGCAATACCTTTTGCAGTTTCGCTGAATATTTTAGCTCCCCAAACAACTTGAAACATCAAATTAGAGTAGAAACCATCAGTTGATTTAACTAAGTCAGTTTCTGTAATTTGTGTTACAAAGTTTACTGAACCATCAACTAACATTATCATTTCTCCACTTTCATTTAATGCAGTAGTAGATTTAACTTTAACTCAACCGATTAAACCGATGTAACCTTTTTTTCTATCAGATAATCAAACATCATTTGCATCAAGCAAGTTAGATTGAATTAACATAGAAGCAAAAGCAGTTGGTAAATATAGTGATAAATCTTCAGTAGCATTTTGGTTTTCCAGTGCAACTCTTAATTCTTCGATATATCCGTAAATAGTTGTTTTAGAAACATCTGATTTAGGAGCACCTGAATATAGTTTATTAGCAGTTGGAATAACAGCAATATCTGTAACTAAGATTTGATCTCTTACTTGTTGATCCATTAAGTTTGAAATACCTACAGCAGCTCTATCAGATAGCATACTTTCAATAGCTATGTTTGATTGAGTTAATTCAAAGTTAGTAATAGGTATACTTTTTTCAGTATATTTATTAATAACTAAGTTTTCTGCAGTTATTACGTAAGCTTCAGGAGTAATTACTCAACCAGGTCCAGTACCAGTCTTGAAGTCTGTAGCTCCAGGATTACCGATTGATTGTGCAGTAAATGTTAAGTTAGGTGCGATTTGTACATGTACAGAATCCCCAAACTTTTTAAGTTCTCATGTATATTTAGAATTTATAGATTCCATAAATCTATTTTTTTGGTCAAATTTTCTTAGTAATTCTTTACTAAAAATCTTCGGACTAAATGTAGTATTTGCCATTTGTTGTTTGTTATATTTATAATAGCATATAACTTATTAGGAATTATCTTTTAATTGTAACTTTTCATTGCTCACTTAGTGCCATAATTTTATTATATTTATCTTGGGACATTCATTCTAAGTCTGCAGTATTGTAAGTTGCTTTTCGAGATTCTTCTCAATCAGTTACATTCATAGCATTAGCTTTTCTTCTGTTCTCTATAGTAACATCATCATTCTCTATTAAAGCTTTCGCTTGCTTTAGAGTAAATCATTGTTCTCTATATTTAAGAATGTCAGCTTTATATTCTTTCATTTCTTTATTGTCTAGTAGAAAATCATTTACCTCTTCTCTTAATGCTAACTTTTCTTCAGTTATTGCATCTCAAGTAGTCTCAACTTTTTTACCCTTTAGTTGTTTTTTCATTTCAACTATAGTTTTTTCAGCTTTTTCTCTCCTAGCCACTTCTTTGTCATAATCTTCAACTGTTAAATCAGTGTCAGTATTATCTCATGTATCAGTTTCAGTATCTACAGTAGTATCAACATCAGTTGTTACATCGTTTTCTAATTCATCCATTTTAGATTGTTTTTTAAGATGATAAAATATAAACATTTTTTAAAAAGAGTGTCGCTCTTCAATATAATACTATGTATATACTTAAATAAGTCAAATTTTATATACAAAAAGACTATGAAATTGATCATAGCCTAGTTATATTAGTAATCTATTCAAGGTAATTTATTTTCAAAAACCTCTCTTAAATGTTTATCAGTATTTTGGAAGAAATCATCTCTAGCATTTTGATATACTTGCCATTTTTTAATAACTTCTCTATCTTTTTCATTATCCACATCAAATTTAGATAATCTCTCAAATAACTCAGTCTTAGCTTCTTTTTCTATCACTTTTAGTACTTTAAATCACGGATGTTCTTTAAATTGTTCTAAGCTCCTTTTTTGGTCTTTATTTAATTTCATAGTCTAAAGTTACATTATAATCAAGGACTTGCTGCAATAGGTTCTTGTGCTTGTTGGTTTTCATTATTCATTGACATATTTAATGCTTGTGCGTTTCATTCTCATTGCTCATTTGGATTAACTCAAGTGCTTTTCCATATTGCGAACTCTTTATATTCGCTTAATGCTTTATCTTTAGCATCTGTATCCATTGCTTGTTTGTATATATCTAAGTATATATCTGGATTTTGGTTAGCTTCTGGGCTTGGTACTTCAATATCATTATTAAGTAATTCAAGATTTGCCTTAGCATCTAATTCATCAACACTTTCTCTAATATATTTACTAGAGTCAAAATCTCTAATATTAGATTTATCTCATAATGTTCTAAGTAATTCATTCTTAGCATATTCACTTGTAATATTCGGAAGATAGATATTAGCTATAATAGAAAGCTTATTAAACTCTTTGTCATTTTCTATTTGTTCTTGATTTCTACTTACAACAACTACTTGTACTTTTCAGTCTGCTATGAATTCTTTTTTAGCTAGTTCTAAACTTACTGCAGAACCTTTTTGCCACATAGATATATTTTTCTTACCTTTCTTACTCATATTAAGAGCATAACTTCTATAGTGTGCAGTCCGATATTCTTTTTGTCATCTTAGGTAATTATTACTAATCCATCATAGAATGTTATTAGCATTTTGTTGTAACGTTTGTATCTCAGCTTTAGTTTGACTACCTCATTGAGTTAATCCAAAGTTTTGTTTAGATATACTTGTAGTTTCTTCTGCTAAGTTCTCAAGCCTAGCGATTAATTGATCTGTATATTGATTTGGCACAGGTGGAGTAAAAGGGAAAATACCGTTTTGTGTTGGCATTCAACTTTTATTACTTATAGGTAATATTCTTCAACCTGGTTTAGACTTCTCTAGTATAGTTGTGTCTATTCCTAATTTATCATCAATAAATATATCTGGTCATAATGCAGCTATTCTAGCATTAATTATTTGTAGATTAGTTAATTGTGTAGATAAGTCTTGGAATACTAATACTTCATCTGCTATAGATACTCAACATACATTACCTATTTTAGGTTTTCTTCTATGTAATTGAATAGGAAACTTAACTTTAGTTGGTTTTAACCTTTCTGCCTCAGTCAATGGTTCTATTTCCATATATCTAATTAGAGTATTCAAGTCTGCTGACCAAGTAGTTAATACCTTCATTCATTTATGGATAGTGAAGTGGTCGTATATATCTACCAATCATTCATTATCGTTACTATATGTATAGTTATTAGCTTCATCTTGTGATCTTTCAGTCTTAGTAACTTCTTCATCTATAGATCATTCTATTTCCATTACTTGCTCCTTATCAAAAGCTTTATTAGTCTTTAATGCTTCGTAATCCATTCTTCTTCTAACTCATATAAATCTAAGTTTACTACCTTTGTAGTTCTTAGGATCAATTATAAGGTTTAAAGGATTAATAGTATCACTAATAGGTTGTATTTCTTCATCGTCCCGTCAATCTATAATAGTAGCAGCTAATCAGTATACAGCATTGTAATTCACTATATCTTCCCTCATTTCGTATAAATCCATATCTATATCATCATACTTTGCCATCATATTAGCATTTCTCATTATCTCATTTCATAGAGCTCATGTATTAGTTAAGAATTGTACACTAATATCATCAGTTAGAAATAATGCGTTTTCTAATTGTATATTCTTCCATAATAATGGGATTCTTACTTGTCATTCTGGTAATTCAGGGTCAAGCACTTTGTCTAAAATATTCCTTTTCCTGTCAAGTTCACTTCTTATGTGGTTAAATCACATATTGTATTCTCTTCTAACCTTTCAAGATAATTCTTCTTGAAGCTCAAGTAGGCTCATGTTTAATTAATTATATATTAATATACTTATTATAACGTTATTTTAATAAAATCAAATTAAAAAGCAACCTGTTAGGATTGCTAGTAATTAGGAATGAATGCCTTAGCTTTTTCCTTTGGTGTATTATACGAGTTTAATTCAAAATAACATCTCATCATTAAAGTGTCTGAATAATCAGGGCTCCTTCATAGTTTTTCTTTTACTCAATCTTTACTAAGTATTTTCTTTTTTCAGTCTTTATCTAAATCCACTTCAACTACCACATCCAGTTCCTCTGATAGTTCTGTAAAGTTTTGGTCTAATACTCTTATTTTATTTCAATTAACTAGCTTAGCTAGCTCAAAGTAACATTGAGTCTTTAAATTCATAAAGTTTACTTTCTTTGTATCATCATACTTTGCTTCTAGTGGTTGTATACAGCTAGAGTTATTAATAAACCCTTTACATCTTAAATGATCTACTATTCAACCTCATACTCAATCTTCATCAACTATTGTATTACTCATTCATACATTGTATTTATAAGCAAACTCTTTTATCTTATTCTCTATATCTACATTTAAACATTTTAGAAACTCTACTCTGTCTATCTCTTCATAATTATCAAAAACACTTATAATAGCTTTATCTTTTCATTTTCTAGCCGCATCACAGCTAATATATTTATTTCAATTATATTTAGGATTAGTTTTTAGATCTAATATCTTATTGTATTCAAATAACCTTCAAGGAGTATCATCGTAATCAAAGTTACCATAATAATATCTTTGTCTTAATACTTCATTCTCTTCATTCTTTAGCTCATCAAGATATTCTTGTGATAGGTAAGGATTATCAGTAGGTAGAGCAGGGATAAACATATCCTTTCACATATCCAAACCATTTTTGTAAGGTAAATAGAAAGTTCTATATACCCATCATTTATCAGGGTTAAAAGTACTCAATACTTTTCTTGGAATATTATACTCTACGTTTAAGTGTCTTCATACTCTTTTCTTTAAAACAGCTACTCACATTTCGGGACATTCATTTGCCTCATCTATATAAGCTCAAGTTATCTCAAGTCCTCATATTTTAGTAAAATGTTTGTCTGTTGGCTTATCCTGTAGTCATCTAAATAGTATCTCACTTCCATTACTAAACACTATCTCTTTTCATCAGTTCCTTGTAACATAATCATAAGCTCAAGGCTCTTTGTTTAATACATCAATACTAGAAGCTTCTTTAAAACCTAGTATTAGCAATGCCTTAACAAAAGATTGAAAAGTTGTATCTAACACATCTGTAATATATCTTCTGAATACTCAGTATTTAACTCAAGGATACTTCTTACACATCATAGATATCCATAATGCAGCTAAGATAGTTTTCCCTCATCAAGCAGCTCATCAGTATCAAAGATTATCTATTCAGTTATCTTTAAGTAGTATTTGCAATGCTTTAAATTGTTTTATACTTGGCTTAACTTCAATTATTCTTTCGTTCTTCATTTTCTGTATTTGGGTTTATGATATTAAAACTAACATCAGGCATTCTTAACTCTCAAGATAACTTATTATCTATCTCAGTCTTCAAGCTAAACTCATCTTTAGCTTTTCTTTCCAAGTACCATCTAGCATTGTAGTCATCATTCTCTTCTAGTTTGCTATATATAATTTCTTTAGCCTTCATTCTAGGTTGTTGTTTTAATAGCTCTTTTCTGTCGGAAAACTCAGGGTTTAGCTTTATGTAATCATATAAAGCATCTTTTGAGATATTTGCATTAAGACAAGCCTCTAAGTCTGTAAAGCCTTTTTTAAAACCGTCTTCCAATTTCCCGATTGCTAGTTCTGTCATTACTGTAGGTCTTCCTACTGGGTTTTTCTCTTCCATAATCTATTGGTTACTAATTATTTTCTTTTATATCTCTTACTTGAACTTTCTTTACCTGTTGATATATTCTTTCATGTTGACTTCCTTCCTTTACTTGGAACTTTTAAAGTCTTCTTTGGTGTTCTTGCCATAATATTATAGTTAATTTATTAAATATTACTTACTATATAACAGTTCGTATCAAAATATTCTTGTCCGAATAGTTCTATAGTTCGCTGTACATTTCTTTCACTTACTGGGATATAACTATTATAGGATATCTTAGCCTCTTTTAAATCTTTTATAACTCATTCATATACTTCAACTATATTTTCTTGTGTTAATATGGGGATTGGACGTTCTCCTGGAGCATATGTATTTGTAACTAATTTTTGTAACTTCCTTTTCCTTATAAAGTCCTTTATGTATTTTATCATATTAATTAATTAAATAATAAACTTATTATTACCAACTATACTTAAATAGTTAGTAATGTAAATTAATTATTGTTTACCTTCCTTAGGTTCTTTGTATTTAGAAGGGCAAATCCTCTACGCTTATTCCTTCTCAAGTGTTTGTGTTAGTATCTTTAGGTTTGTACTCATTAATTGCTACACTTAGATCGTTTCAGAATTTATCTGCTTCCTTTCTTTTATTAACTACGATATTTACATAACCAGCTTCATTACAGTACTTTTCTAATTCACTCATTTTTAATCCTAGAGTGTAAAAATCTCAAAATTGAGAAGTTCTTGTTTTTCCGTTTCCACAGAATATTTTATTTCACATATTATTTATTATTATTTATTAATTATATTCTAATTTACTGAAATCAAATAGTTTTATTATATTTACCCTTAGGTTTTTATCTATTGCTATATTTTTATATCAGTATTCCTTCATTTTCTTTTTGTATTTTCTTTTTTCTAATTTTGACATATATCTTTTATTCTCATAAACTGTTATTAATGTATTATTCTTTATAATATATACACAATATTCTCATTGAACAACAAACGATCAAAATGTAGTAGCTCTTATTAATTTTAAATGATTTTTTATATCATCTAATATTTGAAAATTTCTATACAATCTATTATTGCCAGCAAAGTCTACAATAGCTCTTTCTTCAAATCTTTCGCATCGATGCTTTGTTATGATCATAATTTATTTGTTATTTTCTAAAAGCTTTGAGTCCTCGTATATGTTTCAAATAATTTCATTTTCAAAGCTATATAAATCTTCACTACCCATATTATCATCTCATTTTATTTTATCACAAATCCATCTTCACTCTATCATTTTTACTTCTCCAATATATTCTCCCCAATCTTCTTTTTCAAGATATTTTGATTTTATTGTTTTCCTTACTATATCTCCCTCATATATCTCAACCCAATTCTTATCTTTAAGTCAAGTATACAATTCTAGATATACCTTACTTCCTGTGTTGGTATTTATAGCACTGTATCAGTCTGTATTATTTCAAACAAGAGTGTATTCTACAAAGCTATTTTCTTTCTTATCCCATGCTCTAAATTTTGGTATCATATCGCTAAAAGTTAATCAAATAATTCTCTCCTTAAATTAAATTCCTTTTTGTTTAATATCCTTGCTACTAATCTTTTATTCTCATTACATACTTTCTCTATGTCTTTATCTGTTAATAGGTTAGTGTCATTAGTTAGTATGTTTCATAACTGTTTGATGAGTTCTTGTTGTTCCATAATTCTATTTACTTAAAAAAAGCAACAATCGAGCAGGCTTGGAAATTGCACTCAATTATTACTTTTTTAAAATATCCAAACCTTTTAAGCAATTCCATGTAAGTATTATACTCTTTTTATTGTTAATTGCAAATTATTATTCTACGACTGCATTTCATTTAATGCAAGTTCATAAGCCCGTCAATCTATAAGTATTTTTCTAAATTCTCCTGCTGTTTTATATCAAGAGAAATCGCTAGTATAAGTGTTTCTAGTCCATACTTTATTATTTATAGTTATTTTATAATCAAAGCTAAACGTATTATCCTCTGCTTCTACTTCGATATTATTTACTTCAATTTCTATTGTTTTTTTCATATGTATTTGTTAATAATTATTTATCCTCCTTTTTTATCTCAAAACTTAACCTTTCTCCCGTTCAGTTAAACTCTAGAGTAAATCATCTTTTCTTTAATACATTGCCTAATTGGCTTAGTGCGTTAGTAAATGGTTTACTGGCTATTAGTTCTTTTAGTGTCATAGGTTATTTCTCATTAACAATTAAATTAATCTTTCATAGTTCACAAGCATGAATATCATCTATACAAATATCAGGAATTATATCTGGTTCAAATATGTGTTTTCAAGAAGAGTCTTTCCCTTTGTGGTTTTTACTTGCATATCAATCTACAAATTGACATAAACCTAATTCACTAACTATTAACCTAGCCCAATCTTCTCATTGTCAACTCCAAACTATAATTTTAATATTTTTAAAACTATGTAATATTTTTAATAGTTCTATTATTCTATCGTTTGCGATAAGATTATAATTACTAGGGTCTTTATATTTTAAATATTTTGCACATATCTTTATTAACGTTCAATCGACGTCAAATGCTATTATTGTTTTCTTCATAGGTTATTTGTTAGTTAATAAGTTCGAACCAAGATTTATTATTTATTACATTATTAGGCAATTCACAATGTAATTTTTTATCACTTACTAAATCTGTTAATACTTCTTCATTTATAGTATCATATTCAATTTCTAATCATTTTTTGTATCATAAAAATCATTTTAATAACCTATATTTTTTCTTCATAATCTATTTAGTTAATTGTTAAATATATTTGTTATTAAGGTAATTTACCATAAATATTAATTCCTCTTTTATTCAATTACATAGCTGTGTTAATTTGTAGCTATTTGCAACACAAGTAGTATTATTTGCCCTACTTCACATCCAGCCATTTTCAAATTCTCTCTCAACGGCTTTATCTTTTTGCTTTTTGTATTTAATTAATAATCGTGTAGTTTGTTTAATGTGTCCTAGTATCTCTAACTCATTAGATCAATCCAGGTGTTTTTCCATTGCTATGTCGTTCATAATCTTATTGTTAATTAATATTAGTAACTAGTTATATAATGCTAGTTTCTGAATAAATAAAGCATAATTCCCCCTACCCCCTTATAGTAATTAAATACCTTATATAAGAGGAAGCTTCACTTATTACATGTTGAATAAATTACTAGATTAGCTTATTGCCTGTCCACATAATGTGAGGTATCGGGTGCTCTATATTACCCAAGAGAAAACTTTAAAATGCCATTATTCTTTCATTTTTTAAGTTGCAAGACCCCAGACTTCCGTCCCTATTATTCTATAAGTTCTCGCTCTCATTAAATCTTATAGTAGCTACCTGTCAATTCAGGCTTTTATCTTAAATAGATAGATGTAATGTATAAGTGTTGGGGTTCGAACCCACTTACACAACTGTCAAGGATGCGTTACTTTATACCAATATTTCCCCTTATGGTTTTTGTATACATAGTGTTGCTATCTTTTTTATAAGGCATCGCACCTTTTATCTATGTATAGAGGGTAATCTCCTTATACACTACATTCATCCATTTAATCGCACAAAAAAACATATTGCTTACTACGACAATATGTTCTTTCTAACCACCTATTACGGTATAATTAGATTATGTTGTAGTAAGATGGTTTTGTGTACTCCCTAATAATAATCATTTTTCTTTATATTGCAAATGTTTTTTAAAGAAAATAAAAAAACACCCTAAAGTGTTTAGTATTTAGCAAAAGCTAAACTAGGATATTATATCCCTACATTGTTCAAGATGCAATTTTTTTGTAAACAATAATCTGTTTGTAAACACAAGATATTGTATTGCTTACAGTAGTAATGATTACTACATACAGTATATAATATGAGATTTGAACTCATATCTCTATCTTAGTAGACCTCCATAATATAAATATTACAGGATAGTGTTTTTCTTGTTAAACTATATTTATATACTGAATGTAATAATAATTATTTATGGTCAAAGAGGTAGGACTCGAACCTACAACCCCACGCGTCCAAGGCGTGTACGCTAGCCAATTGCGTCACTCTTTGTTAATAATCTACTAACACGGAACTTTTAGCCAATTTCTTATACTACTTGCAAATATATATAAGCTGTTGCTTTAAGGTATAAGCTTAATATTAGTACTAAATATTTACTTATGAGTTGCTACCTATTCATTTAACTAAAATCCCCCTGTTAATATATTATTTATGGAGCTAAGCACAGGTATCGAAACTGCGACCCTTCCTCCTAGAGAAAGTGCTCTACCAACTGAGCTAGCCTAGCATATATTAGGATATAAGTATTAGTTATACCCTAAATTGTAGTGTTTTATCAGGTTACACATATATAGCCGACTACCTGAAAGAATGCTTTATGGTGATCAAGGTTAGCTCTTAACTAAACGACTTAATCAAAAATCCAACAGTCGGGTTAATCCTTATCTATAGTTGGGTTAACCCCGTTGAATATTGTTTTGAACCTCCGTTGGGCCACATTGTTAAGAGGTGTAGGAAGTATTGACTTAACTATTATAATCAATTATTTATTTATTTCAATACTTTTTTATCATATCTATTGACTTTTGCACTAAATCCTTAGTGTTCTTCTTTGTTTCAAGTATTTCTTTATTGAACTCATATCATTCATCAGGACTGAACTCTGGAGCTATCACATAGACTAGACTATTATCACTTCTAAGCATATTGTAATCCATTTCGCTTATTATGTGATAGACTTTAAATCAAATAGTTTTACTGATAGATTTAATAGCTTTGTCTAGTTCTTCATCTGTTGCTTTTTCAGGATCAGTAGATGGAACTTCATTTATAGTTTTATGATATGTATTGATTATTAGTTCTTTATCTTTTCTCATTATTTCTTATTATAAAATATAGAACAGTCTACAGCTCTCCCCTCTTGGCTATTTTCTTTTTTACACTTATTCAATATTTTTAATTCCTTTTCCTTAAGGGAAAGTGTGTTTTTTATTTCAAAAATTTCACTCGATAGGGAAGTGGTTTTAGTCTCAATTTTCTCTAATTTATTTATTCTTATCTTCTCTATATTATTTATATTAATTTTTGGTATGTTATTAATAACTACTAGAATTATAAATATACTAACTACCACTATTATTATTATTTTTTTATTCATCGGCTTTTCTTCGTTAACGTCAATGTCTACACCTCAAATGTCTACATCTTCTAAATTAAAGTCTCTTATACAATCGAACTTTTCCATAAGCCTTTATTTAATTATTAAATTAATATCATCTTGAATTTTCTTTTTAAGTTCTTGATATTTCTCTTCGCATTTTTCTGAAATTTTATATTCGTTATCTTCATAGAATTTGTAAGTTTCCATAAATTCACTTTCTTCTTTTGTTAGTGTAGTGTTTTCATTCATAATTATTTCTTAGGTTTTATACAATCTCCCATTATTTCTGTTTCTTCAATTCTTTTTACTAAAAATCTTTTTTTATGTAAGGTGTCATATATATCATTTGGACTGTCTTGATTTAATATTCTTCATACATCTTTACTTAATAACTCTTTGTATGCTTCAATAGATACTGGGATTGTTGATCTCAGCTCATCTTGGTAGTTTTGTTTTTCCATTATTTTAATAGGTTATCAAGATATTGTACTGGATTTTCTAAATTATCCATTAAATCCCTTACTTTTCTATCTGCAGTACCTATTTTTCAATCTTTTGAAATTAAATAGATTCTAACTTTTTCAGTAAATTCTGGAGTGAATATTAATATACGAATATTTATTACTTCTTCTATTCAAAGTGTATTTTGTTTTACTAAGTATCAATCACTTAAATATATCCCTTCGTTAATCTCAAATCAAATCTTATCACATATTCCTTTTAATATTTCGTGTTCATTTTCCATAATGTATACAATTATTTAATAATATTGTGTCGATGTTTTCTTATTTTCCCGACATATAATTTTTCTATGTCGGATCTATTGCACAATTTTTCAATAATTTTGTGCATTAAGTTTTTCTATTGCACAATTTTTAAGGTTTTTTGTGCATTAGGCTATTTTTCTAAGAATTCTGAGCTATTTTCACAGCTAGGACAATTATATTCTTGTCAATTATTTCAAAGACATATGGATGTATTATGACTACAATTCAAACAAGTAATCTCTGTGAAAGTTGCATAGTTATTTGAAGATGTTTTACCTATCATATATCATTCTTTTATAGATGTTTCTTTAGCCATTTGTTTTAATTAAAGAATAAATAAATTTAATACATTCTTCGCTTTGTTGTTCTATTGGTTTTGTTTTTTCTTTCCATAAAGAACATAATTTTATTTCAAATACATCTTGTTCTATTCAGTCTATTACAGCTGGGATATCTCTTATTTCCTCAAATTCTCAGAAATCAGACCATTTATGAATTTCAAGTTCTTCTATTTTTTCTGCAATAATTTGATTTGTATCAATTAATTTAGGTAATTGATAACCTAATACATTACCAATCATTACTGGGTGTCAGATATTTTTTTCAACATCATTTATAAAAAATCTATCTTTTATAGCTCCAGCAACTTCAAATTCATGTATTCAATCTATTTCTTGGTTTATTGTTTTTACTCAAAGGTAATTTTTTAATATTATCTTACATCAAAAATTTAATGTTTTATCAGCTATTTCTTCATATATCTCCTTTATCATTTGTTCAATTTCTTTAGTCATTTTCTCTTAACGGCTAGGGGATAAATTATTTAATTAAATCTCAATATCTTTTATTTCTTAGTTTATTCCTTTTATCATATTCTTGTCCATTACGTAGATCGATAAGTTCAGTATCTTCAAAATCTATGAACTCGTAGTCTAATTCAAAACATTTTTGTTCTTTTTTAAAAGGAAAACTATTTAAATTTCATACAGATTCTCTTTCTTGACAATAACTAGGTTCATAATAACCTGATTCATAATCTAATCATCATTGGTATAAATTTATACAATAGCGACAATTTCTAGGAATATTTTTGATTTTTTCTCTTATTTTTTCTATATCTTCTTTATTCATACTTTTCTATAGGGGGTTATATATTATTTACACTTCAATATTAGATATATAGTCAAAGTATTTAACTTCTCAATCTTTATCCTCAACTACATAAGTTCAATTTTTCTTTTTTCAAATAAAAAAATATTTTGGGTAATTATCAAGTTTTCATTGTTTGTATTCATAATGTGCTTGCCCTTGTGTCCAGTTACTAACACCTATTCTTTCTCATTGTTTAATTATCATATCCGTTATATTTAATTGCTAAAAGGGGAAGCTCTCCCCGTGGTGGTTTAATTTTCTTTTCTAATATTTTCAAGCTCTTCATTTATTGTTGTTTTTCTTTTAGTTTCTCCATAATTTTCAGAAATTTCAATTTCTAAATCTCAGCCAGTAATATTTTTTATATTATTTAATGTTTCGCTTAATAAATCTAATCCTGTCATAATTTTTTCTTATAAATATAATTTAATTTTCTAAATATTTTTTTACTAATTTATCAAAATCTTTTTGTTCTTTCTTTTTTAATTCCATATGTAACATACGTAATTCTAGTGGTGCAGCTAATTTCATTTCCAACCAATCCTTATTATATTCCTGTGGTAAAAAAATGTGTTCTTTTATTTTTTCAAAACATTCTTTACTTGTTAAGTCCGTTTTCATAAGTTCTTTTCTTATAAATATAAAATAGTTGTAGTGTTTATTAATAGTTTTACAACATAAATAGGTCGGGGATTAGAATGAGTTATTCTAATTTTATTTTAGTAAATCATACATTGGTAATTCTGCTTTTCAATTTATAATTCTTCTATTAATCCTTTGTACAAGCCGTTTGACTTTATTGTAGGATTCTCATAGGCAAGGGATATAATAGTGTCACTTGTATATATTTATATTACCTTCATTACAATAACATAAATGATTATAATCACAATCACAACTATTTTTTGTTTTATAGTTAAATTTTTGAATTATTATTCATTTAACTTCAAAAGTAGATGTAACCTCAATATCATAGGCATTAATCTTATAAAATAGTCGATGGTTTGTCATAACTTTTTTTATTAATTATTATTGTTCTCTAAGTCTCTATCTCCTATTCTCAACCTCATCACTTTTAGTCCAAGGTTGTTTATATAGTCTTTCGCTATCCATTATATCAAGTATAGCATCGCATACAGCCCTTATCATTGTAACTAAATTGTATTTCTCATCTTTTCTTTCTTCTGAGTGAATAGTTGGTCAATGTTTTTCGGAGAGGTCTTTATCAAAGTTTTTAATGTTCATAATTAGTTTAATTTAAGAAGTATTTTATTTAGTTCTGAGTCTTCTTTTGCATTATATAGATAAGCTTCTTTATTTGGAATTTTAAAATTATATCATCAAGTCGGATAATTACTTAAGTGGTGACTATCTAAAAAATAATAATACTTTAAATCTGCACTTAATATTACATTTAATCTAACCTTACTTGTTTTTACAATATATTTAGTTATTGCTGTAGTTCAGTAGTGTCAAAGGATTTCATCATAATATAATCAATCTTCTTCCTGTCATTCATATAATGGTATATCTTTAGAATATTTTCTGATAAAATCATCTTTACTATATCAAAAATCTACTATAAAACATTTAATTAAACACTCTTCACTTAATGTTTTATCCATCTCATCTTGGATTAGCTCTATATTAGCTAGTCTGTCTTTTGTTTCGTTCATTTGTTTTAGTTACTAATTAATATTTTAAGTCTATTATTGCCATTGCGAATTCAGTATTGTATTTTTCTTTAAAAAATAGTAATTCTTTTGTAATACTTGTTAGTTTTTCTCAGCTAAGGTTACATAATTTGTTATATTTTTCTATATTAGAACAGAAATTTTTAGCTTCTTCTAAAGTATATTTTCAGCCTCTTTCTTCCTGTTTTTTAACTTCTTCATCCTTCTTTTTATTATAGTTTTCAATAGCTTCTTTATATGTATTTGCTTCTGATAATACCTTTTTAATCTCTTCAAACTTTTTTATATCTATATTTCAATTCATAATAATTTATTAAGTATTATTCTTTTTCCCCATATATATTATACGGGCTTTTTTATTAGTATCTTTTCTTAGTTTTGATATTTGTTCATCTAGTTCTCTTACGAATAATTCATTCTCTGCTTTGTATTTAGTGATTCATTCTTCTTTATTCATATCTAGGATGGCTAATAAACTTGCACGTATATTTGTTAATCAATCTAGTCAATGATTTTGTTTAGCTGTATCTATCATTTCTATTTTTTGGGTTTCTGTGATTTTCATAATATTAAAATTAAGAATTATTCTTCCTTTTATTTCTTTTATCTCTATCTCTTTGCCCTTTTATATTCGTTAACCTTCTCCTATCTTTTCTTTTATTTCTAATAATAGTCTTTATTGCCACATAATTTGGGCTATTTTCTAGTTCTTCTATTTCTCTATCTAAATTCTCTATATCAGAGTCTAAGTTGTCAAATTTTACTGTCATGTGTGTTTATAATTTATCTAAAATATAACTGTGTTGTATTACTAGGATTGAATACTTTAAAATCTTACATATAGCCCGTATTAGTATAACCGATCAAAGTAGCTGTGCCCGTAAGTGTATTTTAAAGGCTTTATTGTTTTTCTCATATATTCTCTTTAAGTTTTAAAGCCTTTATTACATCATGAGGTTTGTACACTCATTCTTCAATACAATCTAGTATTATATCTAATTTCTTTAATGATCCAGTCATTCATTCGTTTATTACTTTCTCTGTTACTGTCATAGTTTTATAATTATGAATTAATTTGTTTTAGTTTTCGTATTTCACTCTCTAGTACATAGAACCCTTTTGTAAATTCAGCCTGCATTTTAGCCCGTGGGAACTTTTTATTGAGTTCCTCTAACTTTGTATCTCTATATTCTTTTATGTCTTCTGGTGTCATATTTTAATCATTATCAATTAAATCTCATCTTACTTTCTCATCTTGATCTATTTCACTATTTATAAAAGATTGTATTCTTATTGCAAAGCTTTTATTTTGTTCAATTCTATCACTAAGTTCTCATACTATACCAAAGAAGTTATCAGAACTTTCATCATTTTGAATATAATCAAATAGAGCTACTTCATCTTCTTTTACCTCTTGTAGTATCTCTAGTTCAAGTTTTTTTAGTCAATACATAATTTGATTGTTAGTAATTATTATTGTTCTTTTTCAAATTCAATATCTAAATTGATATTTTTAATTATTTTTCTTTGTTCTCTGATCTGTTTATTTTTCTCACCCCTTTCTTTTATAAAACGAAGTAATTTACTATCTTCAATTCTTCTTTGTTGTTCAAGTCTTGAAATGTTCATATTTTGGGTTCAAATTCTCATAATATTATAGTTAATTTATAAACTTAATTTGTACTCATCACTCTCTGTATCTACTGCATGACTTCTATCTATAGTAAAAGGGATTTTATTTTTCTTATATTCATTTAACGTAAGTCCATTTACAGTTTGGATAGAGCTAAATACTATAATTGTATAAATCATTGCTTTTATTGTTTTCATAGTTGCCAGCTGATTAAGAAATATGAATTCCTTTTTGCTAAAAGTTAAGTATTGATAAAGTTTGTTCAAGAAGTTTACTCTCCTGTATATCTACCTAACATAAGCATTATATTCTTTTTACAACTCATGTCAAGATTTATTTAGACTTTCTTACAAAAAAACCATACTTATTAGGTATGATTTAGCTGTTTATAGCTTTAACTAGCTAATAATTAATTTAATCTTTTATGTGTTTACTTTTTATTTTATTCTGTTTTAATGAAAATGGCTAGCATCGGGGATTACAAAACTATCTATTTGTTCCATTCATATCTTCTCCATAGCTCAATGTTCAAATAAAGCTCTAATCATATCAAAATATTTAGAAAATTCTTTAGTATTTAGATCAGTAGTGCTTCATCTTACATAGATACACTTCTTAGAATAGTCTGATTTTATTCTCTTCTTCTTAATCAAGTACTTTTTGAATATTTCATCGTGTAAATAGTAAGAAGTGTAAATGTATCAGAAGTCATAGTATCTATCACAAATAAACTGTAGGCTAGCCCAGTAATATGAATTCTGGTCTGTACTTCTCTTTTTCTTTACCTCCTTAATTTCATAGTATCAATCAGGAAGGGCTGGGAAGTGTCATTTTATCTTCCCTTGTTCCTTAGTAAAGTTGTATTTCATTTGTAAAATATATTAACTAAAATATTTAACCTGCATTAAAATCACTTAATACTATTCACTTCTTCATATAATCGCAATCAGTTGTATATCAAATAAGAGTAGTTCTGGCTGTTTCCCATATATTAGGTCACTCGTCAGCTGATATATCTTTAGCATATTTCTTAGCTTCCTCTAAATTATTTACTACTATAATATGTCAACTATATTCATCATAATCAACATCATCATCGTCTCTTTCCAATTTCCAAATTTCCATAATCTTTATACTTAATAATTAAATTAGTTCTTTTCTTATATCAGTTAAATCAACTCCTACTTTGTATTCATTAAGTTTAGCTTCAATTAGATCACACATTCTATTATGTGTTTTCTTAACTGCTTTTCACTTAAAGAATTTGTATACTTCGTTAACATCGTAATCATGTAGTATTTTTTCATATAACAGGAATTCTCTTAAATCTTTTAATTCTTTTAGTGATTGTATTTTTATCATAATAGTATTCTAATTAGGTAGTAAAATATAGTTACTGATCGTATAGCTATTGTAATATTTCTTCAGTAGAAAATCCACATTGTTTTTATTATTCATTTTTCAACTACAATATTTTCTGCTAATTCTACTCTTTTGAAAATCTCCTCGTACTTAGCTTCTACTCATTCCTTAAGTGATTTTTCTTCTAAGAGAACCTTAAGAAGACTAGCTTTTTGAGTACTACTCATATTAGGTAACATTTTTAACCAGTATCCTAGTTCTTTAATAGTTACACTCTCTGTGGAGTTTAGTAGTTCTATTAGTTTTTTCATAATCTTTGTGGGGGTTAAATTAAATATCGATCTTCTAACATACTTTTTAATAAAACTCATAGAGCTATTAGTTTTCAATCTTCCTCTTCAATAATATTTTCTATTGTATGATCATAATGACATTGTTCTTGGTCTTTTAATACATCATAAGCTTCTTTTAATAACTTATAAAATTCTTCGTTCATGATTTTTTAATTAATAATTAAGATATTTTTAAACTCATTCTTTCTTCAATATGTACTCATTCAATTTCTTCTTCTTTTAAGAATTTCTTTAATAGTGTTTTATCTGCTTTATAACTAGCAGGAATTACTTGTTCTTCTACATATTTTTTATACTTATCATCTATTTTAGATTCGTCATCTATGATTACTCCTGAAGATTTAGTATATTTAATGTTCCAGTTACCAAAAGCAATAGGTTTTTTATAATCTTTTTTAGTTAATAATTCTATGAAGTTCTCTGATTTCTTTATATCTTTTTGTCTTCCTTTTTTCATTTCTTGTAGTCTTTTTATTTCATCATCAATTCAAGTAACATCTCAAAGAGTGTTTGCTCTTTTCTTTAATATCCATTCTAGTAAGTCATCTTTTTTATTTTGTAATTCTACTAGTTCATCTTGTACTAGTTTAAATTCTTCATCAGTTACTATTTGTTCTCCAGTATCAGGATCAAAACAATCATAGTATTTATTTAATGTTAGAGCTACTTTTTG